TGGGACTCTGGTACTAAATAGTAGTACGTGCAGATACCGCGTCGGAAGACGACCCTTCGGTGGTCCTCTTTTGAGAAATGACTTTCATTTCCTTAGTCAGTTTGCTCAAAAGCCATCCTGGAGACCCCCAGTAGCTGCTGCTGGTTGCAGCAGGTGCTAGGATGTCAGCCCAGGGCTTAGTTAGTCTATCCTTGTATAGATCGCCCGAAGAACTTCGGACACCAGGGATTTTAACAATCTTCTGGATGAGCTCTATGTCATGAATAATGGCTTTGAGTAACTTCACGGGATTGTTAAATAAAGGCACCTCCTGCACCTCCGAAAGATCATCACAACGGAGTTCCTCTAAAATTGAGCAAAGAACCATATCAAGGTTCTCCATCAAGATAGAGGCAGCAGGAAATGCCATCGCTTGCACTTCTGGTACGTGGTCTGGTACCTCCCAGAACATAAGAGCAGGATTAAAGGACCCCCCCGGGTCCGGTAACCCTGTTTCTTTGTTCCAAGAAGGGAACAGAACACGGAAGCGGCTCTCATAGCCGTGTTGCACGACCTTAGCTTTGTCCAAGGACATTGCTAGAGTCTGCACCACATTTATGATAGCAGCTCCCAGGAGTTGCATGTCGCCTAAACTCATGGGTTTCATTTGGTTATACCAGATCGACCGGACTTGTGATGGAATTCCAGAGATGGAAGCCATCCAAGGGTACCGGAACGGGCTGTCTAACTTCAATGAAGGAAACTTCTCGAAGGACGATAGTGCCGAGATCCCTAACCGAATGGGGGTAGTTACTACCCCACCCGTGAGAGCAGGTCTCACTACAACCTTATAGGCCGTAGGTGTATAAAGACCTCTTAGGAGAGTCCCAAAGCCTACCGGTTTAGTCCCAAAGAAACCTTTGGAAACCATACCCTGTAGTTGTGAGACTCTTCCAGTCAGGCTCGTAATAGAAAAGAACTCTCTAGCAGATGCCGGAGAGATATTTTCAATCCCGAGTACACTCTGGGAGGCGAAGTTGAAGAAACCTCGACCAGAAATGAAAGATTTTGAAAGCGAAAGCTCAATCCCATTGCTGGAACAGAACTTCTGATACTCGCTTGCGACGTGTGGACACGCGAGAACCATATCGTCACCCAACACC